CATGAAAGGAGATTAGTCCTTTCCCACCTTCCCGGCAGGTTCTGCCGGGTACCCCTTCAATTTCTTAAAGGAGAACGGAGAAGACCACAATTAAATCCATGGTCCTAGATCATACCACCGTCGGACAAATGTCGTAACTAAACGACACTTGGTACGGTCTCTTAGTGGTACACGATTTCCACCTTGCGGTGAAATCTTGTCCACCAATCGATCTGCAACCCCGTGGGCTCTTTCGAGCCCTTGGGTTTGGCTAGGGAGTTTCCTCTCCAGCCCATGAAGACTGGCAAGTAACAAGCCAGGATCTTCAACCTCTAGCTTTACAGCTACCCAAGCGAATCTGCGGAAGCGGAATCCTTCGACTCCGTATTTTGCACGATTCGGACATGCCTCATCGAAGTTTGCCAAGAACCCACCTTCCGTGGGTTCGAGCTCGCGACTTTGAGGATTATAAACAGCGGGGACCTTGAACCGAATTTGCTTCGGGAGGATCCTTTGCCATTTATAGAATACATCGCGAAAACGAACTTCGCAACCGTAAAACATATGGCTGCGGATTCGCAGTGTATTCGTCAGGTTGTAAACCTGTTGGGGAGAGGTCAATCTATCTTTAAGATAGATTGGTTTGCAGTCGACGCCAGAATAGTAATGCGAGCCGCAACTCTCACGAAAACATCCGGTAGAGAAGCTTTTCTCAGAATTAACCGAGAAGCCCAAAAACTTACTAAAACTGGCGAAGAGCGCATAAGCCTTTGATGGTAATATAACATCATCACCAAAGACGCTCACTTCATGCGTTGGCAGTTTGAGATGTTCACAAACCACTAACGCAGCGGAGTAGAAAATGAGCGATTCAAGATCCCACGTGAATCCGTTCCCCATACTGGAGAACTTTTCCCAGCGGAAGGTCTTGGAGCCTATGCAGCCGTACTTGGAACGCAAGCAATCCATCACCTCGAACCAGACAATTGGGTCTTGCTGACCTTCCCTTACGGGTTGGTCAAACAATTCCCGAACTAGTTCGAGAGCAATCGAGTCGCTCGCAGAAGAGAAGTCAACAGTTGCCAACTCTCCCGAGATACTGGAAGAACGAGCAAGTTGCTGGTTTCTAGTCTGACTTGTCAAGTCGATACCAAACCTTACCATACGACGTTTAATCATCCTACCGAGTCCAAGCTGGAACCAGAGATTAATCCCCGGTTCAATAGCAATGACTCGATCGATTTTAGACGTTTTCGGTACGGTTATTATCATATTCCCTTCCTGGAGTGTAGCACTTTCCCTTTTGAGGATTGTACTCCACCCCGGGTACGCTTTTGGTAACAAATCAAAAGCTAGGGGGTATAGATCTCGCGTTATTCCAGTTTCACACTGGAACTTCTTAGCAGCACTGGTATTATCACCCTTTATCAGAGTGGTCGTTCCAGGCCCCCAAGAGGACTGCTCCAGTAACTCATCAGGCGAAAACGGTCCTAGGATCCTCACGATTTTCGATTTCATTGCGTAAAGCAATGTAACCTCTTCAAAGCTTGCTGTACTTTGAAGACTGTGAAGATTCCGAAACCGCCGGTTCGTTTGTCTACAAACGTTTTCGAAGCTTTCAAACTTCGCTAACGCCAGCTCCTTCTTGTTGAAACTTGTCCTAAGAAAAGTATTACGGGACAAGAAAGAAGAAGCTAAGTAGCTATCCCTAAACGCTTCACCATTCGCATAGTGTTGCGGATTAGCCTCGAGGCTCACCAGTTGGTCAAATTCCTTATATTTAAGGAGCAGACTCGCTGTCAAGCTACGAGGACAATCAAGGGCCTGAAAAAAGTCTTGAGCAGCCTCCATCGTTACATCGGTGGAAAAGCGCAGTCGGCCTAACTTTTCGAGCAATTTCTTGCGCGAAGGTTTAGGCTTTCTATCCTTCTTAGAAGACATAGTACCTCCGGTTGGGACCTAGTTAAACTAGGTTAAAACTGATAAATCTGGTAGAATTACCAGACACCTTCGCAATACCTGATAGCATTGGGTAGCGGGGACCGCGTTGAAAACGTGGCACCAGCATCCGATTCAGTCAGGGAAAGGAAGAGCATGGAGCGAATGGTATTGAGAAAAACCAACTTCTCAGCATCAGTAGCCCGTTCATGCATCAGAAAATCCCCATGAAACTGGTTCGAGTATCCAAGCTTGGGACCAAAAATCCCAGTAGCAGGGTCTACCGTTTCCAGTACCGGTTGAATGTACTTCACACTGCATTTGTACACCGGCGAGTTCTTCGTCGGCGGCCTCATGCCAAATGTGACTGTCGGAAACCCGAGAGGGACTCCGCCAGAGCGCTCGCAGTACACTTGCACCCCACCTACGTTACGCACGGGGTCAAAGGCCTTGTCATAAGCAACGGTGGCGGAATCGGTTTTCAGATCCGTCATATTACCCGATGTTTTGACAAGGAAAAAGTCAATTGCTGACATGTTTACTCCTAAAGAGTTGATTATCTTTATTGCCATTTTGTGGCTCTAAAGAAGGGAAAATCTAATGGTTAAAACCGACCTCGTGGATCTTTAAAAGAACCATGGGAGAAGGCTTGAGCCATTAGGGCTAGCGCGTTTAAAGCATGATCGCCCGGTTCGTATATAGACTTGAACTGCGAGAAAGGGTTTTTAAATTCCGGAAGAACGGGTGAAGGAAAGTCTAACATGACTGTCCTCTCACATCGGATCTTATCGGATTTACCAACTATCTCTCCCGTATTCGTAGTCACATACCTTCCGTCGGTGTAGCTTCGTCCGCGCACAGTGCCCTTAGCCTTGCCATCGTAGAAAAGCGTTTTACTGCCTTTCTCAAAGGTCAGTCCCCAGGTAGCGGTTAAGCTACTCAGGTATGACCCGATTGGGATGGCCCAGTCTACGACAAAGGATAATGGAACTAACTCCCACGCAATCGCCATAGGGTTTATCAAGCCCAAGGACGACAAGTCATGATGACTCTCATCTGCGATGGTAAAGTACGCAACTAACTTACAAGTATAGTTGTCCTCGTATTGGTTCGTAGTTTCCCAGTCGGTACCTGGTACCAACTGAGTAGTATTAACCTTACGAGACTTCGAGACTGAAACCTTATGTCTTGGGGCTTTGTACAGTTTGTTAGCATGAAACTCTAACAGACCGTATAAGTCACTCAACAATGGCTTCCATCCGTACTGTAGCTCCAACCACCTCTTTGATACCTCAGAGGTGATAGTCTTACGCTGTTTGCGCTTGAGGCTACCCGCATAGGGAACCCCAAGGGCATTGGCGGCACCTAACATGTCACCACGCTTTACAGCATGGATCGCGTTAGCAAGCTGCCTTGCAGTACTTGCAAAGAGCTTGACAGTCTGATATCCCTCACCAATGGCCGCGCCCAAATTAACGGACTGGTCTTGGACCTGTGATAGCAAAGTCGCTACGCACTGGGCATAGAGGGAATTAAAGACTGAGTAGTCAATAGTAGGAGAAGGAACAAATCCGTTCCAGTAACCAGATTCTAGAGTCTCATCCCATGTACCAGTAAAGGTATCTTCTACCTTGTGGTCACGGGTACCATAGGCACCATAATTAGTGTCTTTAACGAATATAAATCCGTTAACGGGCAAGTTCAGACCATCTTTCTTTCGATTGAGGATCTTCTTGCGATACTCCGGAGTGTTTACTGTAGTACGCTGCCAATCGTTGGCATATTGCAGATAATCTGCGGAATGAGCAACGTTCCCAGTAGTAGTACCATTGTCTATTGTATGGTGCCACCACTGTTCGCGATGCGTTCCGTATTTAGTCAGCACATGTCCTTCATTTATCGGCATACTTCTCTCCTACCTGATCAACAGACTTTGGTTGATCATTCCGCAATAGAGGACAGGTTTCCCCGTTCTCTATCACTTGTTTGCAATCGGGTTCATACCGAGTGCGAACTACGTGGCGCGCCGTTGAGACAGAATTCTCTATCTCTTCGGACGCGACACGTCTCGACCTCCTACGTTTCACAACGTAGTGCCGAGCAACAGCCGCCACAACCCCTGATGCTAAAAGCAGAGAAGGGGGTGTGAAAGAGAACGACAGGAGGGCAGATGTCACATCTAGAACAATTGATGCAGCATCTGTCATATCCATAGCGTTCTCCTTGACTGTTGAACCTGAGGTTAGAAGTTAACCCCTTGGGTTAGACCCATCCCGCTCGTTCTCTTCGAGGGCCAGCAATGATTCGTGCAAACTTGAGTAAAGTACCGCCTTCGGGAGACAAGCAAGCCTGTCTCGCGGAAGGAACTCAATATCACCATCGAAAGTTTCGAAGGTAATATTGTAGGGCCATTTCCATTTTGGCAAAGAAACAAGCCAAGGATAGATAATGGTTACGAGTACTTTAGCAAGTGTTGAACGATCCATGTTGACTCCTTAAGAGAATGGACCG